CAAAGGTTTGTACAAGTGTCAATTCCTAAAGTGGGGAGAGCTGGTCCATTATAGAACACTGTCTCACAAGAAACTGCATTATTTGGATTGCAAGGATCTCCACTGCAATTTGTTGTGGAGCTGTAACAAGGACTTCCTGGTTGACAAGACATATTATTTATATTTTAAATTATTAAGGAATGTACATTATATAATAGCAACCAATTGCTGGTTGATTATTTGGATGGAATTCTCCACCACCAGTGTTAGAGTTTATTGCAGAACTAACTGTAATTCCTGTTACTGCAGAATTAATTGCTCCTGATGCATTAGAACTTAAAAGAGGACCATCTTCAATAGCAGATACACCTGTATTTGTTACATCTCCTGTAGATACATATGTATGAGTGTGCCCAGGATCATTTAGGGTGATTGTAGGAATGTGAGTGTGTGATGGAAGTTGATTTACAGATAATTGTACACCATTTGTTCCAAATGTACTGTATAAAGTGTAATTAGGATTAAGACCTCCAGGATTTACAGCAGCAGCCATTGGACCACCACCCATTCCTGTTGTTACACCAATTGCCACTCTACCTCTTTTATCAGGAGTGCCATTATTACCATTACACAAATAAACCTTTTCCCAATCACCAATTCCTGCACCTGTACCATCAAAGTTTCCTGCAATAGACCCATAATATTCAAGTGCTACATATGGAATCATTTTCTCATACACTTTGTTTCCTGTACCTTGTTCAGCAAGATATTGTGCAATAAGTGTTGGAAGTTCTGTGATAGTAACATATGTATCAGTTGTTGCAAGGAAAGCACATAGTGTTGTTATTATTGCTTGTACAACATCGTGTGTTGTAGGAGTGGATGGAAGAGATCCCAGACATCCTGATTGTATAGTGTAAGGTGCATTGATTTCATCAATTGCATTATTAAGTCCACCAATAGCAGAACTTAAACCAACAATTTCTGTTTGAATAAAACATGTAGCTTTAATTAAAGCATTCATTACATCTACAATAGTGATGTCTCCACATGTAGGAAGATTTTCACTAACTATTGGACAAAGAATTAATGGATCAATATCCACCTTAATTCCAGAACCATTTAGTGTAGACACCAAAAACTCTATCAATGCTTGTTCAACATATGATAGAGAATCTCCATTTTGAATTCCAAGAACAGGAACATCTATTCCTGTATATTTGACACATTGGTCGGATGTTATCTGTGCACATCCATTATAACAGTTTGAGCAGCTCATTATTTATTATTTAAAATTTTAACTCTACTAGCAATTTGATTCAAAGGATAGGAACAAGCATAATCTGGATTACAGAGCCTATTTGTCAAAATCCTTTTATACGTTAAAAGATCAGAAATAAGAATTCCTTGTATAGGTCTGTTAAGAGAGAACACTAAATTGTTATATTCAGCTTTGGCAAGATCTGTCAGCTTGCAATCTATTTCAGATAGCAATGCTGTTATGTCTGCACATTCCAAACATTCTGTAAGCCTAGGTGTTAACATTATTTCTTAGTTGTTTGTGTGGATTGGCAAGATGGGCAAAGTCCATTTGATAATTGACAGCCACATCCCACTTGTTTTCCGCAGTTTCTACAAATAGCCATATTAGTAAAAGTTGGTTACATAATTGTTACCAGAGCAATCACATGTTCCAGCTTTAATAAAGTTGTCTAACATCTTGTTTGCCTGGTTATAAAGTTTATTAGCTTCAAAAATAGCACAATTATTTGCAGCAGCAATAGATCCTTGAATAAAATAATATATACTATTTAATGTTACTTTTTGCTGTGTCTTGATAGCTCTGTCACACTCCATCATATCCATCTTCATAAAAGCAGAATCAAATTTCTCCTGTAATTGGTCTACACGCATAATTGATTTCTCTACAAAGTTCTCATACGCAGGAGCGATAGAATACCTTAGATGATATACACCATCAGGAAGAGGTATTATTGGACTTCCAACATCTGAAAGTCCTAAGGAAGTAGAATTGATTACGTTGAGAGTATTTATATTGAAAGGAAGTGTAACCTTTCCAAATGCTGGAACAGTTATTTCCAAAGAAGGAGCTGATGGGGTTGTAGCATATGTAGATGCATCATTCACACCAAGAGTCTTGCTGTTATATGTAGGAATGACTAGTATGTCTAATTTTGTACTGGGCATAACTTATAAATAAATATGCCAGAGGATTTTGAGAAGATCCTCTCTCACCCTCTGGCATAGGTTAATATGATTTCTACTAAACTATTAAGGAATCAGTGTACTAGTAGTTGTAGTACTAGGCCATGTAGTAGTTGAAGTAGAAGTAGTTGTGATACAAGTGTTACCGCTTGGGCTAGGAGTTCCTAATGCAGCTACTAAGATAGCATCGATAGATGACTCAGCACCAGATCCTGTTTCAGCAGCAATGATAACCATTGAATCTTCTTTGATGTAGTCACCCCAGCTATAAGCTGATTTGTCATAATCATTGAATTTAATATAGTAGGTGCTGTAAGTTGTACCATCACTTACCCATGATTCAAAGTTCTCATTGTAACCAACCATGCGATACAAATGCTTCAAGTAACCAGCTTGATAGCTGTAGAAGTTTTTCTCCAGTTGCTTAATTTCAGCAGAAGTACCAGTAGCGTAAGAAGAACGCTGAGTGATTTCAGCTGTAGCAACAATGTTACAGTTATCAGCAACAATGAAGTCAGCAGTGGTTGCAGGACCAGAATATACGAATGTACGGAACCACATTCTGTCATACTCAAAAGGAAATGCTGCAACATCACAAGGTTGACCATAAACAGTCAAAGCCTTACCACTGATGCGAAGAATTGCATTAGCATCGTTACCAATACGTTGGAATTGGAAGAACTTGTTCAAGCTGATGTTATCAGGATTGATACCAGGAGCTTGTTGTTGCAATTTCAAAATAAAAGCATCGATCAATGCAGGAACATCAACTGTATCACATGGATTACCACCACAATCGCAGCAAGGAGCTTGAACTGTTACAGAGCGTGTAAGACCATTGAAATACAGAGTGTCAATGTAGCTAGAATGAGCACGCAAAGTTAAAGTGACAATATCACCACACTTTACATTCCAACCAGATACATCTGTAACCTGTGTAGCAGGAGTAGAGCAACCATCTACTTTGTACCACTCAGTTACATTTGAATTACATCCAGAACCAGAAGGGCAACCCTTAATCTTGTCAGAACGCTTAGAACCTTGTAAATAGGTGTTTGTACGTCCTTGTGCAACATAGAAATAAGGAGAAGCAGCGATTGTACCAGAGGTAGCAACAGTGTAGTCACTTTTGAAGAAACCCACCTTACCAGCTGTTAAATCTTGCGTAGAACCGCTATTGGCAATTGTTGAGCCAACAGGCACTACGAAGAGCGTAGTTAATGAAAAATCAGCCATTTTGTTTATATTTAATTGTTAAAAATTACTCGTTTGTTTGAATTCTATATGTAGCATTCTGAACAGCAGATTGGTTCTCTGTGTACATTGCTAGGTTTTGGACTGTAAGATCTAGAAGCTCATCTTCCAGATAGGTCTCTAGTTCACAATCTTGATCTACTGAATCTGTACCATCAAACTTAATATATCCTTCCTTATCAATATATTTAGGATATCTCATGTAGCTGATGTAGATTTTCTTAGGAGTGAATGTACCATCTGTGAATATAGAGATTTCATCTGAAGACAGGAAGTTGAATGTTTCCTGATATTCAAAGGATGGTTTGTAATGGTCATTATTCAGAATAAACTGAAGATCACCATGCTTAGCCAACTCTCTATTAATCCAAATCTTTCTATCTTTACATTTGCCCTTATCAGCTATAACATATGAATCTATGTAGAACATATATTTAGGATCTAGGACATCTGTCTTAGCAGCCCATTGATTTAGTTGTGGATTCTTTATTTTGAGGGTCAGTGGTTGATTGTTATATGTAACAACAAGACTCTGAAGATCCTCATAACGCTTCTTAAAAGCATCCAGTCCCATTCCACTCACAGTGCTCCAACCATCAACTTTTTGTTTGATAAGCTTTATCTGTGCTTCGTTCAAAGCTAAAATCTTATCTTCTAACTGAATCTGTTGATGGTCATTAGTAGATAGTTTATTTAGTCTTTGATCAATCTTATATAATAAACTATCTACAGGTATCATACAGCAGCGAGTTTCTTAGTTTTCAATTTTTGTTCAAGGGTGATGAGATCTTCTTGGTTATCCTCATCAATAAGATATTTTACCAACTCATCCTCATCTTTAGCCACCTCATATTCTCCTTCATAAACCTTACCACTGTTTTTAACTCTGTATATAGAGTGTGCAACAGCTTGTTTTACTAGGTCTTTTACATGGAGCAGATTTTCCTTCATATCAGCAAATCGGTTGAAAACTTCTACAGGGTTAAGTCCTTGGTATTTACCATTCTTAAACTCTGTTTGTTTCAGAACATTATCAACTAGATTGTATACAGCTTCTTCCTTAGTATCATCTGTAACAGGTAATCCAAGCAAGCGTGCTACTTTTTTCTTCTTCTCAGGAGTCATGTCTTCAAACTTAACAATAGCTCTATTGATAAGTTGTTTCTTCTTATACATAACTGCATTTTCAATCTCTTCATCAGCTACGTAGAACTGAGTTTCTGCAGGATATTCACCACGCTCCCAAGCTAAATAAGAGCTTGCAATTGTAGGATGAACACGCAACCAAGAGAAAGCAAGTTCCTGAAGAGGAATAGTTAGGTCAAAAACATTGTCTCCATCTAACAATTTAACAGGTTGTACATGCAATGTATCTTCTGTAGAGGTAGATAATCCATAGTTCCAAAACTTAGAACGAGGACCAAGATCAATTCCTCCTAGTGCAAGTTGCAGTTTATCACGAAGAGCTGTAACTCTTTCAACCTCAAGTTCTCTTTCTAAAGGATCTGAGATTCGTTTGATGTAAGTAGCATTTGGATCAAGTCCTGTTCTGTACTGTCCATCCAGTTCTTTGTAAGGATACTTAAAAACTCCTGTACCAGGAATTCTTGTTAAACCTTTCAGTGCAAGACCACCTTGCATTGTTTGCAACTGAGAATTGTTGTACTCCTTTTTAATAGTGGAGATTTTGCCTATTCTGCCCATGATGTAGTTTTTATTTGGTTTAGTTTGCAGAGGATTGATCACCGAAGATCCTGGCTGCTGGGGACACCCCAACACTCACCTCTGTTTTGAGAGGATGCTCCCTCCACTGAAGGAGGGAGAACATACTCTCGGTAGGATGGGGTCTAAGGATACTATCCTTAGAGTGGTTATTAGAATTGTGGAATCTCTTCAATCAAGACTGTACGAGACAAATCTTCA